AATTTCCTCTTCATCCTTCTCTGGACGTGAACCTGTGACTCCTTGGACATCACAATTATCTTTTTTCTTCGATTTAAAAAATGTGTAGGCCATAGACCCAAAAAATAATAGAGAAAAAACAACCTTAAGTTGAGAAATTTGATCCGAAGATAATCCCCCTAAGTATGAACGTTGGTTACTACCTATTAATCGACCGTAGTATGCAGATACTCTAGGTCTTCCACTAAGTGAGTAAGATATTATATACTGGATCAAATAATATAATAAAAAACCACCAAAACGGAATGTATAAGTATAAAACCATAATAGGAACATTATTAAATAATCTGTTATGAAAGTTTGCCACAAATATTGAAAAGCTTCAACCTCACCGGCTTGTAGTTTCTCACAAGTACAACGAGTTTTTGTATAACAACATTCGGAGCAAACTTCTACCTCAAGCATGAGAGATTTACAATTCATTTCTTTCTTTTGGATTTCAAAAAATTTCTTACTAGTTTGACCGAACCAAACTAATAACTCGTTAATATCACCAGTTTCTTTAATAAGTTTATGTTTAGCGTATTGGATACCACCTTCGGCATTAAGTTCATGTGGAACAACCTTATAAACCTGAAAAGTCCAGTAATCTGGAAATTCACTATCATTAATAGCGGGTAATTTTGCACCATCAATCATACAACCGTCTATTGTGTATTCTTCTTTTGGTTTAATACTAAAAACGTATGGTAATCGTCGTTGAACAGCCAGAGGACATGAAAAATAAGAATTAACATTTAAATGAATTGTATTTGTGGTAGCAATAACCAACTTACATCTCATAGGCGTTTTACCCTTATCTTCTAGTGCTGCTTGTGTCGGAACAAAAGCTGTACTATTTATTATCTGAATAATTTCTTTTAGCGTTTTATCCACCTCGCCACATTTATTAGGATTTAAATAAGCTATATCATCCATAATGATACACCACTGAGTGGTATTAAACCCTACCCAAAATTCATCCGCGGGGTTCCTTGTATAAATAAACTCATCACCTAAAGGTAAATTATGTAATTTAGCGAAATACGTGAATAGTAAACGTGTAAATGTTGATTTTGCCACACTCGATCCACCATGCACTAAAACAGAGAAAGGTGCTTCTCTACTTTTCTGTGCATCTTTACGAGACATAGCATTGTGTAAAAGCATCTCGCATTCACTTAAATGCCTCGCTATGAATAATCTTGAATTTTTATCCATAGGGCGTATTGCTTTATATATACACTTACCTGTGTCGATGGCTTCACGTAAATCAGATAGATAATCAAATAGTGTAAAACCCAATATTTCTGGATTAGACAAATATAAAGATTTAGCTTTTAATTCCATACATTTATTAACCCATATACCATATAAACATTCATCATGGAAAAAAGGATCAACAGAACCTAATTTGATACTTTGTACACCTCTTGTATATATAAAAACAATGGTATCTAACATACAGTGTATGAAATCTGGTCCTAAATGATACTTTCTCTGTATTGCTTCTTGTTCCAAGGCAGTATAATTACAATTTTCCAAAGTAAGTCCAAATTTACCAAAAATTGAGAGTGATAAAATATACATAAAAAATTTGTATATCTTCTTATACAACGTACTTTCCTTAATCATATCATACTTTTGTAAGATATCAGATAAACATTCTATATAAGGCGTATCATCACCATCATCACTCTGTAGGCACATATCATAAATCTGTTGGGCTCTTTCCATTAGATTTGCACTTAAGTCCGATGTTAACAATGAACCTGAAGTAGTTGTATGTTTTAAATAATTTAAAATAGCAACCACTATATCATTTTTACATTTCGCGGAATGACAATTATAAGTGAAGATTAACAGAGATTCAACGAAATCTATCTGCTTACCATAGTAGGCCTCTGCTGTTAAAATAATAGCAGACATATCAGGTCCTGGATTTGGTTCTATTCCTTCATCAGTTAAATCTTTAACCCATCCACCTAGTGAATTTATAATATCCTCACTTCTACGCAACTCTGATAAAACAAAATCAATCTCTGTATCATTATGCTCATACCATCTCCTAGCAAAGTAAAGAGATATATAATCATTACATCGTTCAACTATTTCAGAATTTTGAGTTAATATGAAGAATTTTACATCCTGGGACTGATACCATTCTCTCATCATTTCATTCTCCTCATCCGAATTATCTTCACAAGAACACCAAGTATTTCCACTTGCATCTGTTGATGTATAAGATACATCGGAAGAACTATTAGATGATGAATCACTACTAGATGAGTCAGAGTAATCAGACTCATCAGCTTGAAGTTCCTCCACGTAATCTACGTCAAAAGCATCACTGGAACATTCCCAATCAATATATTCAAAATCACCTTCACAATCTATATCACAATTGAAACTGAAATCAACAACATATTGAATCTCAGTTTCATCATCGGAATAATCTTCAAGGTGATTAAATATATTATAGTGTGCAAAATAACAATCCCTCGTATCATAATCTAAAGGACCTGGATTTGATTCTACACATTCTCTAGTGAGATCTCTTTGATATTCCATATTCTGACTCCAATTATAAGTCAAATTTTGTATAAGGTCATATCTATAAATAAGAGAATCACTATTATAATTAATACTATTATCTTCAAATAAGAAGGTAACAATATCATCTTCTAGCTCAGCAATAATACTAGCTACGTGAACACGATTTCTTCTTAAAAATCGTAAAAATTTTCTAAAATTTGTATTTATAGCTACTCGGTTTAAAAGTGATTTGGTCGAGTAAAACCAAACCACCGCATTTCTGCATTTATATGAGATTTGATATCCAATTGGCTTCATCAGCCAGGGCGTATCGGGACATGTGATATCCCTCCCTTTGGTAGGCTAATCCTTTTTCGGAAATCTTACATCGAAATACTACCTCTCAAGTAATAAATCAATAAGATTTCTAACGAAGGTCTACCTAATTAAGAAAATTTCATTTGGTTACTATTTTGTATTCATATAATACATGATTAGATTCCTTAAGAACCCTCATCATTTAATTTAATAATAAAGAACACAGCCGTCGACATCCAACTCCTACTAATTTTCGTGAGTCTTCTGCTCGCACTGCTGAACTAATATTAAATTACATTATAATATTATACAAATAGATACATTTTACTTTTACCTTAACTGAAAACAAATATAAACAACACTGAACTACATTAAGGGACAAATTTAAAGTATTAAAAGTTTATTTTAAGTCTTGAGACTAACAGTTCGACATATATAACATTTTTAAAATTTAAGGGGTTATATATAGCTACTGGGACAATTGTTTAACTACAAAGAGTACAAAAGCATATATTTCATACGCAAAACTCTTTCACTAATATGCAATATGCAACAAAGAGGTTAAACTTTTTGTCTTACAAGCCGAAAGTTTAGTAAAGGCTTAGAAATAAAATAGTACTTAATGATAAAGTGACGGT